TTCAATGGGTCGAATACCAGGGTTGTGGCGAAGGGGCTGAACGGAGCTCGGCGCGCGAACCTCATCGTAAAGAAGTTCAAGTCCTTCGATGACTGCGTCGTGTTCGAGGTGGACGGAAGTGCCTTTGAGGCTCATGTGGATGTTTGGCAACTGCAGCAGGAACACAGTGTGTATTTGGCGGCACACGCTGGGGACCGCGAACTAGCTTCATTGCTGGCGAGGCAGTTGGTCAACGAGGGGAACACTCCAGGGGGTGTCAAATTCTCGCGTGCAGGCGGAAGGGCGAGTGGAGACTTTAACACAGGCATGGGCAACACACTGATCATGCTTGCGGTGGTTATCGGCGTGCTTAGGCACATTAATGTTCCGTTCGATACTCTAGCGGACGGCGATAACGCGTTAGTCTTCCTCAACCGAGGTGACGTTGCACGGGTTGTTGGTGAATTTGCCCCACTGGCCCTCGAGTTTTCGGGCCATGAAATGGTCCTCGAACGTCCTGTGAGCCACATCGAAGGCATCAGGTTTGGTCAGAGTGCACCGGTAGAGCTGTCACCCGGAAGGTGGCAAATGGTGAGGGAGTGGTCTAAGGTCATTTCGCAGATGACCTCCAGTCATGCTCACTTGCAGCAGCCTGCGTTTGTGAAACCCTTTCTGAGGGGAGTAGCCCAGTGCGAGCTTGCTCTAAACGCGGGTGTACCTGTGATTCAGACCCTAGCCGAACGTCTCGTGCGCGCTACGGAGGGATCGAAAGCGGTAGGTGGCCACTTCTACCGTGATTACGAGGTTTTGGGTGTCGGGGATGACGAGCGCCGTTCAGCGCGGTTTGTGGAGCCAACGAATTTGGCCAGGGAGAGTTTTTGTCGTGCTTTCGGGTTGGAGGCCGAAGCACAGCTGCTAGTGGAGAGGGACCTCTGGGGGCTCGATTTGAATATCGGGCCCTGGTCACCAGAGGATTCTCCTTGGCAGTTTGACGATTTGCTCTCGTCCCGACCTGGTCTAGTCGACAAGTTCCACAGTGTGAAGCACTAGTGCCTACTAGTGTACTCACCTAACCCGGGGTGTTAATCGGGCGTTGAGTGATGCGGTGTGACTTCGCTGCTAGGGTCCAGGAGGTGGGCTCTTGCTGCACCCGTCGGAGGCCCCACCTTTAGTGGATTAAATGGGATTACGGTAAGTGGGCCGACAGGGTAATGCCCTAGTGGTTGAAGTTATTTCAGGCCGGGTTAAGGATGGCAA